TTAAATATCCCGCAGACGTTGCCGTAATTCCCTTCAAATCGTTTGTATTCGCCAAAGCTGTAATTGCAGTGCCGGGATCACCAGCTAAATTTTTCGGACCACGTGTTCTTCCCCAGCTAGTATTCTTAAATTGTGCAACCATTATTATCTCCTAATCCCTCATTTTCGCTTCGTATTCTTCTCTAAGCTTTTTCAAGACTTTAAGTCTTTTCTTTTTTTGAATTCTTTTCTTATCGGAAGGTTTTGTGAACCTTTGTCTTTCCAGCACCTCTCTGAGGAAACCTTCTTTTTTACACTTTCTAACAAAGCGCTTTATCATTCTTCTTGGGTCTTCTTTCCCTTTCGGGTAGACCTGCATGTTTATTCCCATATCAACCTCTCGCCATATAACTAGTTTTTAAATTAGTTTACTCCAATTACTATTAAATAGTCCTGAAATATCTACACCGGGATCCCCAGGGGCCACATTAGCCAAAGGAGATTGCTGATCACTCTCCCTTGCGGGCTCAACGCCCTCAAAAACATTTACGCCATTAAAAGAACTCTTTCCAATAGCGTCTAACATTTTTTTTCTTTGTTCTTGGATTTTCTTTTTAGCCAATTCATTATTTGGTTTTGGCTTAGAAATCTGTCTTTGTTCTCGAATAACTGGTGCTGTATCAACACCTTTCACTACTTCGCTAATGATCCCAGAAAGCACCCCTTCTTCAAAGATGACTTCCTTGATGCATTGTTTGATTAGTGGTTTAAGGACTTTTTTTAATTCGTTTGTTTTCATATTCTCACTTTAATATATCGTGAAGCGCTCGGTTGATTCGATCCGCTTTGGTCCAAACTTTATTTTGTAATTCTCGCTGTTGGTTTTCTGAGAGAGTTAGGTATGCAGCGGTTGTTGAGGGTTCTGAAACAATGTCAAAACAAATCAACTGGAAATCGTCTTCTACGATAGTTCCCTGATTGCTTTCATGTACCGAACCCATACCTCGTGAAGAGATACCAAGAGATACACCGGACTGAGCCAAGGATTTTAGAATATTGCCCGATGGAGTATCTAGGGCTTTGATTTTGCCCATGACATGATTACCATCCCACCAGCACTCAGTGACCATATGGGAAACATTGCGAAGATTAATTACCGAATCGTCTGGGTGATCAAGTTCACCAAGGGCGCGATTTTCATTGATAATCTTCTGATAGCTTTCCATCTCTCGCATCAAAACTGGCTTAGGGTAAATTCTACCATTGCCGTTCTTCTGTTCGGCGCACTGAATAATACCAGTAAGAAACACTGCTCCCTCCTCATTGACCATTCGCTTTTCAGCTTCGGTCAAAAAGTCTTGGCAGATGCCACCTTCGCAAAGTGCGTGAAACTCTCTTAGTAAATACTTGTTCATCTTTATCCTCTATAATGCGGGCGCTACCCGCCCGATTATGCTTCCTCGGCAACAGTTGGCAACTCTTGGAATCATATATCTTTTCATCTTATCCTCCTAATTATTCGTCACCTTGCATCATAATTTTCTTAATTTGATTATCGACATCCTTATACCACCTTGTTCCATTCGTTATCGCATCAACTAAAGCTCCGTATCGGCCATATCGAACCATACCTCTTAATTGTTCGTGGCTAAAGTTTGGATTTTTCTGCTTGGCAGCCAGGACCGCCCTGGCCTCTCTGGTACCTCCGACAGGACCGTCGAGTTGTGCAAGAACCTTCTCGGCTCTTTCTTTACTGTCAGGGTCAAGATCCTTCAAAGCCATGCCATGTATCCCCTTTTCCTCTCTTTCCGCGAGAGCAAATGCTAACTCAATAAGGGAACGGTACCCTTCGCTCCTGGCGGTGAGCTTCTTTGCACCCTCGGGACTTAACTTTTTAGCACGATAGAGCAAAAGAGTTGGCATAACAATCTTAAGTTGGTTTTCATGATCTATCCAAGATATGTTATTTAGATACTCTTCAAATGAAATATCACCACAAAGGTTTCCTTTATATCCTTCAGCACACCATTTTGCTGGAGCAGGCTCATCGAACCAACCTGGCGGTACATTAAGACCTGAGCCAGTGCGATCTTGCATTCCCCTCTCCTTTAAAACTTTGCTTATTTCTTCTTTAATGATTTTTTTTAGTCGTCTCTTTGTAACCTTCATCCTTATTCTCCTCCTAGGTTAATGTTAATTCCGCTATCGTTAAACAACATACAAAGTGTATAACTTGTTCCAGAACTTAGCCACCCCAGAAGCAAGGCATTGACAAAATTATAGTCAAATATAAATAGTTCTGTAAATCCGTTTATGCAGAACAAAAATATACCAACCCAAAAGCCCATACACATGGGACAATGAAAGAAATGATGTTTTGGTCTAATCTTGTTGAAGATGGTCCCAT